TATGACCCCTGCACAGTTTAAAAACGTAGCAGAAGATTTAGAAGCTTTTGGTAGAGACGTAAAAAAAGTAGCATATAGTATTCCTAGAGGCGTTGTAGATATAGCAGCTAGTGGCTTAATGGAGTCTTTAACTGGACTAGATATGAGCAAGTTAAAGTCTAAAGACCGCGAAGAACTAGTTAATACGCTTACAAACGCAGCTCTTGAAGCAACATCCCCTGCTTTTTCTCTTGTAGATTGGGAAAACACAAATATTATTAATCCTGAAACAGCGCGAATAGGCACTATCGAAACAATTCCGGGAATGGTGGGTCAGATAGGGGCTTTAATTGTAGGTGCAGGGAAGATAGCTAAAGGCACTGAGTTCCTATACAAAGGGATGGCGTTTCTCCCGTCAGTAGCTCCAAAGGCTGCTAACTGGATGCGACAAGCAGTTGTAAAAACAGAAGGGTCAGGAAAATACATAGCTACTGCTATTGTAAAACGTCCTAAAACAGCCAGAGGTCTTGCGCTTCTTACAGGTGGTGAGGTTGTCACGCAAGTAATGTTTGACCCCGAAGAAAATATGTTCAATGCAATTGAAACAGCAATAGATAAAGATGCTGAAGGAATGTCAGGGCTGGCTCAAAGCATGTCAGAGTATATTGCTGCGGACAAAGACGACTCAGAAATTTTAAAGCGTTTAAAACTTTCAGTTGAAAACGTAGGTTTTTCTGCTGTTTTTTCTGCTGTTGCTAATGCTCCTACAATTGGAAAATATCTTGTAGGTAAACACCCTTCTCAGATGAGTAAAGCTGAACAAGAGACTGCACTTTATAAAGCTCTTGGAGAAGAGCAGCAAGTTATTAACATGCAAAACCCTGAGACGCTACACCTAGTTAAAGAAACAGCCGAAGGCAAAGCTCAAGTACAGAAACAAAACAAGTATTTTCTATATAGAATGAACCAGAAGTTTTTTAAATCGCGGGGATACGCAACACCTTTAATGTTCCATGCTGCTAATAACACAAAGTATTCTCAACGACAGCTCGTTACAGAAGCTGAAGATGTTGCTGAGCGTTTGAAAATTGCACTGGAGAGCGCGGGCAGTGATAAAAAACTTGTAACTAAAGTAGGTGTTTTGCTAGAGACTGATCTTACTAGGGTGTTGAAAATGCCAGCAGAAAAGCAAGTTTCTTTTCTTGCTAAAAATAGAAACATTCCAGAAAATGTAGCTTCTGAGATTTTAAAATTTAGAAAGTTGCAAGACGGTTTGTCAACTCGTATTTTAAACATGAAAGGGTTTTCTGACGATGTTAAAGCGTCTATAGACAAAAACCTTGGTAGTTATATACGCCGAACGTATCGTGCTTATGAAGATCCTAACTACACGCCTACTCCTCAGATAATGAAAGAAGCTGAAGATTATCTTGTTGCTGACCTTCAAGCTAGTGCCATAAAAAATGGGACGGCCCTGACGAGTAAAGACGCATTAAAGCAAGCACAATCTAAAATAAAAAAGATGTTGAAAGCAGACGAAGAGACTATAGATTATTTAGCTCAAGTAAACAGAGTCAGTAATATGAAGCAACGAAAAGAGATTGATCCTACAATACGTGCGCTTCTAGGAGAGATTACAGACCCTTCTGAAAAAATAATTCTTTCTATTGCTAAGCTTTCTCGTATAAGCGAAATGCAGAATTTTTATAACGTAGTTAATCAATTATCTAAAGGCAAAGGCGGCTACGTTGCTACTGAAGAAAATATAGCAGCAGGACTTACAGTCCAAATCAAGGGGACTAATTCTATTTTAGATAACAAGTACACAACTCGTGAGATGGAAAAAGTTATTTTAAACAAAGAAGAAACTTACGATACCTTGCGAGAAGGTACAGGCGCGTGGGCAGATTCGTGGAGAACCTATGTAGGTTTTAAAGGAGCTTCACAAGCTTCAAAAACTGTATATAGCCACACCACGCAAGCGCGTAACATTATTGGCGGCGCTCAGTTTATGTTAGCTAATGGTCGAGGTTTTTCAGAGTCTGCTGAAAGTTTTTTAGTCTTGGAAAACAAAGTATTTGGTCTTAATAAAAAAATAGGTGACAAGACTGGACTCTATAAAATAGATGATGTAGCTCTTAAAGAAACCTACAACGAGATGCAGCGTCTCGGAGTTATTGGAACGAGTGTGAATGTTAATCAGTTCCGTGAAATGATCTCTACAGGCTTTAAAGGATACGATGACGTATACAGTTCTATAGGTGATAGTGTGGCAACTAAACGTGCAAAAACAGCGCTCAGGAAACCGCAAGATGTTTATTCAGCGGCTGATGATTTCCACAAGATGACATACTATCATCAAGAATTAAAAACCCTTAAAGAGGCTCACCCTGACGCAGCAGAAGAGCTTTTAAAACGAAAGGCGGCGGGAACTGTCAGAAACACTATGCCTAACTATGATGCTATTCCCAAAGGAATTAAACAGCTTCGTAACTTGCCGCTGGGTAACTTTATTTCGTTCCCTGCTGAAGTAATGCGAACAAGTTTTCATATTGTTAGACAGGCTTCTAAGGAAATAAACTCTGACAACGCTGTTATAAAACGCCGTGGTCAGATGAGGCTTGCGGGTTTTGCAACAGCTAATGTTGGATATGGGGCTATTGCTAAGATGTCTCACGATACGTTTACTATGAGCGATCAAGAGATAGAAGATCGTAGAGTTCTCAAGGCAGGGCGTTTTAGTTCAGGGCACGATTTAGTTTATTCGCAAGGTGAAGATGGCGAATACTACACTACGAATACAGAGTATCTAAACTCTTACTACTTTGTTAAAGAGCCTGTTCTAGCCGTCTTAGATAGAATTGAATCGGGACAGTTAAAAGGAGAAGCGTTGGACGAGATGTTGTTGGGCGCTATAGGCAGCGGAATTAAAGCACTAACAGATCCATTTACAGATCAATCAATGATTGTAGCTCCTTTTGTAAACATGGCGGTAGCTTCACTTTCTCAGTCAGGAAAAGATCTAAGAGGGCGAGAGCTGTTTCCAGATAAAGATAGTACGTTAGATACTTTAGGCACCGTAATCACTGAAGCTTTAAAGCCTCTTATTCCGGGATCTGCCCTAAGCTTAATAAAATTAAAGGACGCGCTGGAAGAAAAACCTAATAAGTACTATGGACGCTTTAGGGATAAAGACTATGCGCTGTTAGAGCAAATAGGAATCAAGAAAGATTTATATTTAGAAGATGATTATTTGGGGGCCGCCGTAGATGACTACAAATTACAAAACGATCAGAATAGATTAGACAGTGTTAATCTAGAATCTACGGGAGAAGGAAGGACTGCGGACTACTTGAAAACCAATGCTGTTGAGTATCAATATCAACAAGACTTATACATAAAGCTATCAGCATACGCAAGATTGTACACGCCTGAAAGAGCAATGACATACTTAATAAATAGGGGGATGAGCAAAGAAAAAGCAAACACATTATTACAAGGCACCTTTTTGCCCTTAACACCACCTACAAATCCTACTAAATATAGAACCGATGCAATCAATTTGCAGACAGGTCAGGTTCAAGCTGAGTTTAGATCTCAAATGGAGACTGCTGAAAAAAATATCTATTACGCGCAGCAAGAAATGAAACTTCTTTCTTTAACAAATGTTGGAGATTTTAAATTTGAAGAAGAAAAGGAAGCGCCGGTGTTTTCTTCAGGTGTCTCAGGAATTAATCTTCCAAAATTTGATAACTCTTTTCTAGATGACAATCCCCCGCTAACTCCTGAAGAGCGTGAGGAAGCTGGGCTTAGTCCTATGGCTGTAGGAGGCGTTGTATCTACGCCTATCCCTAACGCCCCTGCAGAGCCCGATGAGCGCATTGATAAGCTTACAGGCCTACCGTATAACGAAAGAGCTGGAACGGCTTACATGGACATCAGTGACCCTCTCCGTGCATTGAACATGGCAGCGGGTGGAAGGGTGCAGAAGAACGCAGGCGGCAAGGTTTTAAACGCACTAAAAAGGAACTGCAGCTAATGAGCGACTTTAAATATTTTAAACTAGAAGATTTTGATTGCCAAGAAACCGGCGACAACGAAATGGATGTGGAGTTTATCCACCAGCTCGATCAACTCAGAGAGGCTTGTGGCTTCCCATTCATTATAACTAGTGGCTTTAGATCTAAAGACCACTCCATTGAAAAACGTAAGGAGAAAGCAGGAACCCATGCCCAAGGAATCGCAGCGGACATTAGAGCTAGTAACGGAAACCAAAGATACAAGATCGTGGAACAAGCAATTCAAATGGGATTTACGGGTGTTGGAATCGCTCGTACTTTCATCCATGTGGATCGCAGGACTCTCGGAGCTGACAAAGCTCCTGTAATGTGGTGCTATTGAGGTATTAATATGTCTATTTTAACTTCACTTATTGGCCCTGTTACAGGACTGCTTGATAAATTCATAGAGGACAAAGACGCTAAAAATGCAATTGCTTTTGAGCTTAGTACAATGGCTGAGAAGCATGCCCAAGAACTTGCAAAAGGTCAGCTTGAAGTCAATAAGACTGAAGCAGCACACAAGAATTTGTTTGTTGCTGGTTGGCGACCTGCTGTGGGTTGGGTATGCGTCCTTGGCATGGCGGGCAACTTCCTTGTTATCCCGCTGGCTAATTTTGCGTTGGCTCTATCCAGTTCTGTCATCACTATACCGCTGATAGATACTTCGGAGATGATGCCGGTACTTATAGGCATGTTAGGGCTGGGCGCTATGAGGACTGTAGAGAAAACTAAAGGCGTACAGCGAGAGAAGTAATGATAGCTGAAATTGCAGCAGCCAACGCAGCCTTTGCGCTCATCAAGACAGCCCTCTCAAACGGAAAGGAACTCTACGATGTTGCAGAAGCAACAACATCCTACTTCGACAATAAGTCTGCAATAGCTAAGAAGGCTAAGCGGGGCGGAAAGAAAGAAGAGCTAGAGTGTTTCATGCAGCTTGAGAAGATTAAGGACGAAGAGATCTGGTTGAAAGAATATATGATCTATGCTGGAAGGGCTGACATGTGGCCTGACTGGTTGCAGTATCAAGCAGGGTGTAAACATGCTAGAGAACGTACAGAAAAACTTAGGATACAGAAGCGCGCAGCCACTATCGCAATGGTGTGGTCTGCGTTGCTCTGGGGGACAGGTGGTTTAGTAATTCTACCACTAGCTCTCTTCATTGGCTTTAAAATATTTGGAGTTATTTAAATGGCAACAGCTAAAAAGAAATCAACAGTCAACGAGGCAGGGAACTACACTAAGCCCTCACTGCGTAAACGACTGTTCAACAGCATCACAGCAGGTGCAAAGGGCGGTAAAGCAGGACAATGGTCAGCTAGGAAAGCTCAGATGTTGGCTAAGGCATATAAGGCTGAAGGTGGAGGGTACAAATGAAAGGCGTAAACCATTACAAGAAAGACGGAACACTGCACACAGGCGGCACTCATAAGATGCCTGATGGTTCGATACATTCTGGAAAGACTCACGGCAAAACAAGTGTAAAACTATTTCATTTGAAAGAGCTGTCTGACACCTCTAAGAAAAAAGCAAGGCAGAAAAAATAATGGCGCTTGCAAAATCACAGAAGTCTTTAAAGAAGTGGACTAAGGAAGAGTGGGGTACTAAGTCAGGTAAGCCTAGTGCTAAAACTGGTGAGCGTTACTTGCCTAAGAAGGCTATCAAAGCTTTGACACCTGTCCAGTATGCGGCAACTACCGCCAAGAAAAAGAAAGACACAAAAGCAGGCAAACAACACAGCGCGCAGCCTAAGAGCGTTGCAAAGAAAACAAGGAGCTATAGAGCATGAAGGATACTAAGCTAACCAACGCGGGAGTAAGCAGCTATAACAAACCGAAGCGCACACCAAGCCATAAGACGAAAAGCCATGTGGTTGTGGCGAAAGTCGGAGACAAGACTAAGACGATCCGCTTTGGAGAACAAGGAGCTAGTACCGCAGGCAAACCCAAAGCCGGTGAGTCAGAAGCAATGAAGAAGAAACGCGCAAGCTTTAAAGCCCGACATGCTAAGAACATAGCTAAAGGTAAAATGTCTGCGGCTTACTGGGCCGATAAAGCTAAGTGGTAAAGCAGCTTGTATTCGCGTTGATTGTTTCTGTTAACGCAGAGATTAATGCGGAGTCTAAAAGCTATTGGGAAAGCTTAGACAGGTGCAGATGGTTTGCAGAAGAGCTTACCATCCAAGGTACTCGTAGAAAGTACCACACACCTGTCCTTGCCTATTGTGTTCCTGAGTATGTTAACCCAGAGACAACACTCATACATACTTAATACATTTTACACCGGATGGTTCAGCGCATTAAGCTCACGCTCTAAAAAGCCATGCAGTTCTTCTAGTTTTGGTTTCGTAAGATGTACAATGTTTCTTATAATTTCCAATTCCTCTCCTTTAAAAGCTAGATGTAGATCCTTGTCGGCAATGCCGGACATCTCTGTCACGACATGGCCTTTCTGATTCACGAGAATGCTGAACCCCAAGATGTTGGCTTCGCGCTTAGACGATTTCACAAGCGCCACCAGTACATGCTAACTCTTGAGAGCCAGTAGTGTTGTCTTCTTTCTCGTGGTTTTCTAAGTCTGCCCAATCCACACCCTTCGGCATAGCAGCTACAAGCTCTTTGTATTTCTCAGCAGTGATCTCTTCGTATGGAGCCTGTTGATAGATATGATCAGTAACAGGCAACAAGCTAATGCCCGAACAGATATCAAAGTTCTCCCAGATCCACTGTGCTACTTGCAGGAACTCATTCTCAGTGTAGTACACCGTGATGCTTGGCTTATGTTCGCACCAGTGGTTCTGAAAAGCCTTCCAAAGTTCTAACTGCTGCATCGCCCCTACTTCCTTAACAGTCACAGAAGTCTTCGGAGCCTTCACAGGGAAGCTAAAGACTGAAGAGCTTAGAGACGTAACATCTGGCTCTACTGGGAATCCGTTTCCTTCCATGAAGACTGCAAGCGGATCTTTGTTGTCTGAACGTACACGGCGAATGTAATACTCAGAGAAGCGAGGATGGATGCCACTAGCACTATCAACAAGCTGAGACACAGTGCCAGATGGCTTAACAGCCGTAATAGCAGTAGACTGATTAATGCCAAGCTGTTCAGCCCATTCTTTATTAGTCTCGATAGCAACATTCCGTACTTCCTCTAGCCACACAGCTAACATTGGCGACTTACCACTGCCACTCAATACTTTGTGATCCATAATGCCTGTCATGCTCACGCCTAACAAAGCCTCTTCTGCAGTATTCTTCTTCCAACAAGCTCGCAAGTATCTAAAGTCTGTCAGCGTTGCCTGAAGTGTGCCGATGATAGCGGCGATGCGCGACTTCTCTTTCAAAGATTCTAAGGTGTCGTCTGAACGCACAACAATCTCACTGAGGTTGCAAAACTGGTTACTGCGTAAAATTATTTCGCTGCAAGGATTAGTTCCAAACTCATAGGTGTTGTCTCTGCGACCATTACGCCCTGCAATCTTCTGAGCTGCTACGCGGCTGAAGATACCACGCTCGCCTGCTTTGGATTCATACAGTGTTTGCATCTCTGACAAAAAAGCTTCAAAGTCTGGCTTCTCTGTATACGCTACGCTGTTGTTAGCCAACGCCCTGTGGCCTTCAGTTCTCCACCAGTCACCTGACTTAGCTTTAGCCATGCGCTGGTCTGAAAGGTTCGACAGGCTGATCAAGGCTGAACGCCTAACGCCACCTACAACAACGATGTCTGCAATCTTACAGACGATGTCGTGGCACTCAATGCTTGTAAGCTTACGGCCTTTAGACTTCTGGAAGATCTCAATGCAGAAGTTGAACAAGTCGATCAAAGGCTCTGGGCCTGATGCACGACCACCAAAGGTTTTAAGCCTAGCGCCTGCTAAGCGCACACGGCTCATATCCCACTGCGGAATCTTACCGGCGTACAGCATCGCAATCAGTTCACGAAACGCAGAAGCCCAGCCTATCTTACTGTCGCTTACAACAATAACGCTCTCTGTCTTGTGGAAGCTCTCAGCAACTTCGGGAAGCTTGTTAATGTAGTTGCGCTCTACGCTGAAGCCTACACCTGTGCCACACATCAACACGTACATCAGCTCGTCAAAGCTACGCGGTGAGTCTATGTGCAAGTAACTGCAATTGTATCCAGCTACATTGTCTTTATCTAAAGCTTCGCCTGCTGTCATCATGCAACGCATTGAAGGCATAACTTCTAGGTTGTGGATGGCGTTGAACAACTGTAAGGCCACCTTTTCATTTATTTGGCCCCGGTCTTTCCAGAAGTCTACGTAGCGATTGACTGTCTCGTCCCATGTCTCACGCCGTGAAGCCTCTGGAATCCACCGTGCATATCTACTTTTATGTATAAATTGTTGATACTGATCCATTATTCCATATCCTCTGGGTTAAATTCAAAATACTCATCAAAGCCCTGCATGATGTACTGCTCTATACAGGACTTAATTGTTTCTTCAATAGGTGTGTCTGTGTGCTTGTGCGCCCTAGTATACCCTGCATCTATACCTGACTCAACTATTCGTTCTATAAGTAGGTACATTTTAAGTTTCATTACGATACTCTAGTTCATCTTGCATTACTTTGTATAGGGCTGGACGCATGGTTGCCTTCTGAGTGTCAAGACAGGCTTGTAAATGCCCTGTGTCCATATCAGCAATTGCAACATACTTCAAAGTCTGATCACCCTGCTTACCATAAGTGCCCCATTTGACTGCTACTCTTATCATTTCATGGTTATCGTCTGACCAAACAGTTAGCAGCTTTTCATCACCGTTGACAGACCTCCGTACATAATCCCAACCACCATCTAACATATACTCTTTACCGTTAGCGTCTGTATGCGTCACGTAGTCGTGTCGATGAGCTGAGTGCAACACTGTACCATCAGGTGTTCGCATCTTGTTACTCAGTATTTCACTCATAACTTATATTCCTTAGCGCTGTTAAGAAACTCCGTCAGCATCGCGTAACATTCACCTGCATCTGCTGCTAACTCTCCACGATAGGTAAGACCTTTTTCATCAATTACTAATACTACTTCGTCACCAAGGTTAAAATTAATAGTTGGAGCAACTGTGGATATTGTGTTGTCGAGGCACATAGCACTCATCAGTCATCCTCCTGAGCCTTTACATTTTACACACAGCTCTGTACCTTTGTGTGGCGTTTCATCCTCTGGTTCAAAACCTTGTAGACCTGAACCTGAACAGCCAGCACAAGCTGTTTTTATGTCTCCGTTTTCGTCTAAAAAGCTCCAATCTGTAGCCATCAGTCAATCCTCCTCATTGTCAAACACTACTTCCCCTAACAGTCGGGCTAAGTACCACTGAGCCTTCTGTAAATCTTCTACTGGCTTGCCTTTGTAGTCATAGCGCCACAGGTACTTCATGCAGTTGCCCTTGAGGTAGCCTTTAAATGCAACACTGGACATGGATTCCTCTATTGCATCAATACACTCAATGTTGCCGGTGTTGTAGTGGTCAGGGTTGTTGACTACATCTGCCGCAACGTCTACTTCATTTTCAAACTCATCCTGAGCTGCGTCAAGATAAACACGCATCAAAGACTCTTCTATTGCCGGTGATTGCTTGCGTAGTCTATCCCAGTCTGCTGGTGTTGCGTTATTAATGCTCATCTTTAAAATCCTCTTGAAATTCTGACAACCTATCGTTTATCCTGTTGCTGAACTTAGCTACTAGATCTTGAGAGGTTATGTCTAAGATCTCTAATAGCGTTATCTCGTCCAACTGCTCCAGTTTTTCTAATATGTCATAGTATGTGGCGGTCATCCTGATCTCCGTACTTCTCTCGCAGATAGTTGATACTAACTGGTAACTCGTCACAACCGCCATTAGCAACTTCGTTTAGCATCCAAATACCTGCCCAGCTTCCGTTAGTCTGTGGCGATAAGTAATCTTCGTCATGTTGGTAGTAGATCCCAGAGAACAAGCCCAGCATGTTTGTGCCGTCAGCTTTACGTGCATAGGCTATGTCTCTATCCTGAACATGTCCCATAATACAACTCATGTATTTCTTCTGCAACATCAACTTAGCACTGCTTACTGGTCGCCCCATAACACCGCTTGTGAAGAAGTGGCAGTAGGCAATCTCGTCAATGATGACAGGATCTAAAAAGTCATACACTTCCCAGCCCATCTCTTCCAGCTTAAAGTCTTCAAACTTCAGCAAGCCTTCTAGTTTCGGGTCGGATTCTACAGCGCGTGTGATGCGGTTCTCGTGATTGCCCAGAGTAAACACCATACGTGGACGCCACTGCTTGTGTTTGTTAACCTTCAAGCGCTTCTGCTCTTCTCTAATAGGCGCTAAGAACTCTTCCATGCCAGCGATACCTGCTTCAATGTCCTGCAAGTAGCGTCTACCC